TCAGGGTTTAACTTACCTTCAGGTATTACCAGTGTTGGGGATTATTTTCTTTTCCAATGCTGGTATAATTGCACTAATCTAACCTCTATGCCCTCAGGGTTTAACTTACCTTCAGGTATTACCAGTGTTGGGAATAATTTTCTTCGTGCTTGCTGGTATAATTGCACTAATCTAACCTCTATGCCCTCAGGGTTTAACTTACCTTCAGGTATTACCAGTGTTGGGGATTATTTTCTTCGTGCTTGCTGGTATAATTGCACTAATCTAACCTCTATGCCCTCAGGGTTTAACTTACCTTCAGGTATTACCAGTGTTGGGGATTATTTTCTTTATTATTGCTGGTATAATTGCACTAATCTAACCTCTATGCCCTCAGGGTTTAACTTACCTTCAGGTATTACCAGTGTTGGGGATTATTTTCTTCGTGCTTGCTGGTATAATTGCACTAATCTAACCTCTATGCCCTCAGGGTTTAACTTACCTTCAGGTATTACCAGTGTTGGGGATTATTTTCTTTTCCAATGCTGGTATAATTGCACTAATCTAAAGGCAGATGGCTATACCGAAGACATAACCTTTGAGCATGACAGCACAGGTACTTTTGGTGGAACTTGTCCCATCACACCGGATAGTATTACAGGTGCAAGCGATAAGTCTCCTGTTAATGTGGCGGTTAATAGAACAGCAATCAAGTCTGTAGACGGAGTTACATGGGGAAATGTAAAGTCTGTAGGCGGAACTTCAAAGGCAGATATTAAAAAGGTAGGATCAGATCAGACTTAGAAAGGATTAAAATGAAAAGCATACACGATGATACAGATAATGATGAAATCTATTATGATGATGATGAGGAATAGTATCCGATAGCCGCTAGGGCGACATTAGATTACAAAGCCCGTTGCACCTTCTGGTGGCGGGCTTTTTTATGCTCAAAATTTAAAGAAATTTTCTACATTGTCTTTATAGTCTTTATTGTCTACGACTTTTAAAAATGGCGTAGCTATGCTTTTTGCATGGCTATATTTACGCTCACCGAAGTCGAAGAGCAGATAACGGCTTGGAAGGCCGCTCTTTTAGCGGTTTCTCTAAATCAATCCTACATGATCGGAGACAAACGTCTCACCCGCGCTGATCTGCCTCAAATCCGGCAAACTCTCGAATGGCTTGACAAAGAAAAAACCCGCATTACCGAACCTACCGGAATTTTTGTCAATGGCCCGGAGATCCGGCGACCATGAGGCGGCGTATAAAAAATATAAAGCCGTCTGTGCTGGATCGGGCTATTGCGCTGGTTTCCCCTGGCTGGGGATTAAAACGTATACAGGCCAAGTCTGCCCTCTCTGATATTTTAGCTCCTGGTATTTCCCGCACTGGAGGCGGAGTTTCAGGCACGCTTAAAAATTGGTTACCTAAACGAGTTTTTAGTACCACTGTAAAGGCCCTGGAACGCAGCCGGCTAATAGACAGATCACTTGATCTATCTGCCAATGACGCGAACATTGCTGGCCTTGTCGGTTCTATGGGCGATAACGTGGTGGGGACCGGCTATATTCCTCAATCCCGCATTCGCGCTGACCGTCTGGGGCTTACCGAAGACCAGGCAACCGAGTTTCAAAGATCTGCCGAATGGGCGTGGACCAAGTGGTGTCAGCAGGCAGATTGTGAGCAGCGCTGGCATTTTGAAGATCTGGTGGCCGTATTATTCCGGTCGGCATTTATTACCGGTGACGGCCTTGCTGCCCCGGTATGGTTATCCGATGCGGCGATACGCCGCGAAAACAGAGAGTTCTCTCTCTCTTTACAAATACTGAGTTCCTTAAGACTTAAGACCCCTTATGACTTGAGCCAGGACGGAAGAATAGTCGAAGGTATCGAATTAGGTGATAGACGTCAACCTGTCGGCTACTGGATTCAGCGATATGACACCGGCTGGGCTCGGTGGGGTCTTAACTCTGAGAACTTTACCCGATATTCCGCTCGGCGCGCTATATGGCCGGGCTTTTTCCATTTCTATGCCCCTGAAGACCCCGAAGAGGTGCGCGGGCGTCCCCGCCTGGAACCTGTAATTAAATTCGCCCGCGACCTTGGGGATTTCCTGGATGCCGAGCTGGTATCCAATATTGTAACCGCTGCTTTTGCCCTCTGGGTGGAAACCGGTGACCCTTACGGTACAGCTACCAATTTCGAGACCGAAACTTCCCAGCAAGATACCTCTGATATTCAGCGTTATCAGGAGATTATCCCTGGCCAAATTATGTACGGCCGACCGGGCGAGAAAATAGAGCCTATTAATCCCAACCGTCCGGGGCAGACCTTTGAAGCCTTTGTGGAAAAAATACTCAGGGCCATAGGTGCTTCGGTTGGTTTGCCTTACGAGATAGTAGCCAAAGACTTTTCTAAAACTAACTACTCATCGGCCAGAGCAGCACTACTAGAGGCATGGCGCGTATTCAAACGCTGGCAAGCCTGGCTTATCCGCTATTTCTGCCAGCCAGTATGGCAGATGGTCATCTTCGAAGCCGTAGAAAGAGAAATGATCGTTTTGCCCAAAGGGGCTCCCGATTTTTTAACGGCCATTCCCGAATACACGGACGCTTTCTGGATCCGCCCCGCTCGTGGGCACGTAGACCCCGAAAAAGAACGCAAGGCTGAAGAGATCGGTCTGCAGAACGGAACTCAAACTTATGCCTCGGTTATCGCTGAGCAGGGGAGCGATTGGGAACAGGTCTTTGAACAGAGATCCCGCGAGAAAAAGAAAGCTGAGGAATTGGGCATTAAAGACGCACTGGAGGCCAAAATAAAGCAGCCGGTCAAAGGAGTACAGACTGAAAATGAACAACAAACTGATTGAGCTAGCACAAGAAATGCCCTGGGCAATTACTCCTGATGTTCTGGACGTCATACATGTCGTGCTGGCGGCCAAGCTCCACGCCACACCTCTTGATTTATCGGGAATAGAGGCACAGATAGGCCGTCCTCTGGATAATACCAGGGATTCTGAGCTGGATATCAGGGACGGTGTAGCGGTGATCCCTGTGCGCGGAATACTGGCCAAGCGAATGAACCTTTTTACCGCTATTTCGGGGGGGACCAGTACCGAGATCCTGAAGAAAGATATCGAAGGGGCATTAAACAACCCCGATGTAGAGGCTGTAATCCTCGATATTGATAGCCCTGGTGGTGCGGTAGCCGGTACCAAAGAACTGGCTACCTGGCTTTATGAGCAGCGAGGGACAAAACCTATATATGCGTATGCCAATGAACAAATGGCCAGTGCGGCTTATTGGATTGGCTCTGCTGCAGATAAAATTTTTGCTCAGGCGACCGCTCAGGTTGGCTCTATAGGGGTAATAACCGCCCATTATGACTATTCGCAGTATGACGCGCAACGAGGCGTCAAGCGGACCTTTTTAACTGCGGGCAAATATAAGGCTATGGGCAATGATGCCGAACCTCTCAGCCAGGAGGCCCGCGACTACATTCAGGAGCACCTGGATCAACTATACACGCTGTTTATCGATAGCGTGGCCGCAAACAGAAATTATTCCACAGAACACGTTTTAACAGAGATGGCCGACGGCAGAATCTTTCTGGCCAAACAGGCCATGACCGTAGGTCTAATCGACAATATTACAAACAGCCTTGACGACCTTGTTCGGGCTACAAAGGAGGAAATACGTATGAGCTTAACCGTTGAACAACTAAAGGCTGAGCGCTCGGACATTATCACTCAGCTGCGGAACGAATGGAAAGCGGAAAATGCCAACCAGATTTCGGAGATCCGGTCTCAGGTTGAGGCAGAAACCGTAAAACGTCTTCTGGATCTGCATGCCATAGCCTTCAGCCCGGAAGAGTCAACCAGGTATGCCGCTCTGGTACACAGTGGGCTTACCGCCGAGCAGTTAAAGGCGGCTACCGGCTTGCTGAACACAGAAAAAGACGATCAGCGCTCTTCAATTCTGGCAGCCCTGCAACAGGGTGATCCGGGGCCGGTTGACGACACTCAAACACCCGCCAGGGCTGAGAAAAAAGAATCTTTTATGGACAAAGTTATGGCTTACAAAACTGAGCATAACTGTGATCTGTCTACGGCTCTTAAGGCCTGTAGCAAACAGTGGCCGGATCTTCACCAGCAATACCTGCGTGAAGTCAACAATATGACAGAGGAGGATTAATCAATGGCTTATAACGAAGGAATCAGAGCTTATACTGCCGGTGAAGACCTCAAAGCTCACCGAAGAGTAAAAATCAAGACCGGCACTACAACTACTCCACCGGAAGTAGTCTATGCAGACGCCGGCGAGCAGTATATCGGTGTAACCGAGTGGGCTGCAAAAGACGGTGATCTGGTCAGCATCAGACTGAGAAATTATCCCGGTACTGTAGAGATCGAGGCAGCTGATACTTTTTCAGTGGCAGCTACCCTTTACGGTGCTGATCATGGCAAGGTGTCGGATACTTCTTCCGGCTCGGCAATCGGTATTGCCCATGAAGCATGCACCGGTGTGGGCGATATAGTTGAGGTGGCTACCTTTGCCGTGCTGTCTACAGAAGCCGGAAATGTGAGCATCAACGACGGCGGCGGGTTTACCAGCACAGCCACCGTGGAGGCGGCCCTGCAGGAGATTTATCAGCACATCGCCAGTGCTCAAGCCTATTTGAACCTACCCCTGGGTGCATGGACCGAGCAAGACGGAACCGCTCTGGCTGATTTTGCCAATGGCGATTCTCCCACACCTGGCTGGAATGCCGGAGATGAAGGGTTCGGAATCCGCTGGAATAACCACGCCAACCCTGATCCCATTTCAACTTCAGTACCTATACCCCCTGACCTGGATGATTCCGCTGATGTGATCGTGCATGTCCTGGCTGCCAAAGTGGGAGCCACCGTCGGAGATGCGGTCAAGTGGACTATCGAGGCCTTTAACAATGTGGACGGTGCCGTCTACGATGCAGATGCTGACTTCGGCGGTGATTCGTCTGCCATGACCGGCGATGCAACCACGAAGACCTGCCAGGAAGAGACCCTTACTTTAGCCGCTGCCGATGTAGCTGCTTCACCCTGCGTGTTGACGCTCACTCTGCAGCCAAAGGACGGGACGTTAGGCACAGACGACGTAATCTTGCTCGGCGTATGGCTGGAATACACCAGAAAAATTTTGACATAAGGAGATAGATATTATGCCTAGACCAACTTCAGATACCAAAATCCAGCGTCCCGACCTGGGGATGCTGGTCCAGGAATATATGGATCAGGCCCCTACAATGGGCTATATCGGCCTGGATGTCATGCCGCTTTTGCCTGTTGCGGTGCAATCAAGTACCTATCCGGTCATTCCCAAAGAAGCAATGCTCAAGATCCCCGATACCGCAAGAGCACCCCGTGGTGCATATAATCGTGGTGACTGGGAATTTGAAAACGGCTTTTATGCCACCAAAGAGCATGGCTGGGAAGAGCCTATTGATGATTCAGAGCGCCGTTTGTATGCCTCTCTTTTTGATGCGGAGGCAATAGCTACCAGCAGGGCGGTGAAAATTATACTCGCTTCCCAGGAAAAGCGCATTGCGGATATGGTATTTAACGCATCCAATTTTACCGCTCATGCCGTTGGTACGAATTGGGATACTGCGGCTTCTGCTACCCCTATTGTGGACGTTAATACCGGTAAGCTGAGCGTACGCAGTGCCTGTGGCATGCTACCCAATACGCTGATCATATCCTATACCTCTTTTGTCAATTTGCGTGACTGCGACGAGATCGTGGATCGGATTAAATATACCTTCCCTGGTCTGGATATTAACAGAATGACCACCCAGCAACTGGCGGCTGTGTTTGATATCCCCAGAGTGCTGGTGGGAGGCGCGATATATGATGCGGCCAAAAAAGGCCAGACTGCCAGCATCACCGATTTGTGGTCTTACGAGTATGCCATGCTGACCATTACCAGCAACAGCCCGGATATAACCGAGCCGTGTATAGGCCGGACATTTCTGTGGACCGGTGATAGTGACTCCAATAGCGTGGTGGAATCTTACCGCGATGAAGAG